TAGCAGTTAGCACATGCCGTGTTACTTGATGGTAGCACTCATAATACTTTAAGCTTCTCTTGTTTTTAAACTGTCCTAGCATTTCAAATTTAAAATTATCTTTGCCGTGCTTATCAATATCTTCTTTGAGGTGACGACTAGAACCTGCATATATTTTCCAGTTGGATTCAGATTTTTTCTTACCCTTACGGAAAGACCAGTACTGTTTACATCCTATATAAGATTTCTTAGTTTTAATATTAGTAATACAGTATACAAAACCAAAGTGCTTATGTATGTCTATCTTCTTGTCGTAGTTCCAGTGCATCTAGTAAAATACTTCTTCTACGTCTGGCGTTTTCGCCACCTTAACCAGATGTCTTTTACCCGCTGAATATTTAAATGTACGTAAGCCTCTGCCCTCATTCGCATCACTCCAACATTCTCGATTGTGGCGGCAATACACACAACCAATAGGAAGACGCATGTTACCAGACTTACCGTCAGGAATAGCAGAATAGCACCTATCAGGGACCGTTGAGGACGGCTCCACCACTTTTTTAAGCTCTCTAATACGTTCCGCAGCATTTATCATCTCCATTGAATGTACTTTTGATAGACATATCTCACCAGTTGATTTGTCTATGACTAAGAACCCAGCCTCGCTCAATCCATTTGCTTGTGCATAGGCTGAAATCTGTGCAATGTAACCAAAAGGATCGTCGTTTACTAGGTCGTTACGTTTAAACTTATCAAAGCTTCTACCTGATGCGCTCTTACAATCAATAAGGACACCATCAATAAGAGAATCTTGATGTCCTTTAACACCTTCTAATGTTAGCTCTCGTTGCTGGTCAGTGACTGCATGTCCTGACACAGTAGCACATAGTAACAACAGTTCTTCTAAAATATATCCATATAAAAATTTAATTCTTGTGCTTGGTTGTATATGATCTTCAGTTGTTTCTACTCTTGAGTCATACCATAACTGTCTGTTTGGTTTGCCAATGGCTGATAGCCTTAGACCTCTACGATCCCTTGGAGTTTCGTTCATGAAGTCTTTAACGTGTGTCTTCAACATCTCTCCAAAGGTATCAATGTGCTTGTCTACCTGAGCTTCATCCATCTCAATAGGATCAAAAGTAAATAGCTTATAAATATCTTCAACTAAAGTATCAATTGTTTTAGTCATAAAAATTAGAGGGACACCTAAATTAATAGATGCCCCTCCTCTCCTTTCAAATTACGAAGCTAGGGGGAAGTCTACTACTTCGTTATTTGTGTATCCATTAGGGACCACATCAAAGTCAGGACCGCTGCTTGTTGCATACTCAACAAGATCACGTACCTGCAAGGAATCAAGGTATCCCTTAACACCTTCTTTACCACCAAAGGTCCATGCTGTAGGACGGGCTTTTGCACATACCTTTGAACCATTACCAATCAAGGTATTGGCAGGGAAAGAATTGTTCTGTGCGTCCACTACTCGAATGCTACGGGGATCACCATTAAAGGTAGTGGTAAACTGTTTTAGCGTAACAAAATCACCACGCTTATCTTCTGGCTTGTTTGCTGTTACATTCTTAACAGATAGTCCTGCATCCTGTGCAATCTTCAAATTGTCTGGGTCAAGATTACAAATGTCAATCGTGTACTCAGGCTTCTCAGGGTTAATCATGTTAGGCTCAAACACCTTTGCCCAGTAAGCTTCACCAGTAATAAAAATAGGGTCTGGATATTCTTTAGTCATTTTAATTTCTCCTAGAGTTTCTATTTAGTTTCCATCTTGTCTACTACACAAGAACAAACATTATAACATAAGGTTGATATGAAATCAACACTTCCTTGTACTTTATTTTTACATCATACTCTCTTTAAGTAGGCTTGTCAACTTATTAATGGGTCTCTGCCCATGTTTTTCCTACTTTATATTCTGAATCTAAGGGGCAGATAACTCCTAGTATTTTCTCAGTGTCCAGAATAGCTTGCTTGGTTATCTCACAAAACTGAGGAGTATCTTCTATGCTAACTTCAAACTGATACTCATCGTGAATAGAACCTACAAGCTTGGCATTTAGTTTCGTCTCATTAATTTGCTTTGTCATCTGAACCAACCATTCCTTACAGATGATTGCTCCTGCACCTTGCAACAAGGTATTGAGTGCAGCATGTGCAGACCGTATCTGCAACCACCTACCATCTAATCCTTTGATGGACCCTTGGGTTGCAGCTTCAGTGACTTGTGTACGAAGTCTTTTCAGGGCTGGCATGTTGCTTAGAAAACTTTCTATAAGCTCTCTGCCCTGTGCTGCTCCACCTCCAACAACCTTACCAATCTTAGCAGGACCAGCACCATAGAGAAAGGCATAGATAAAAGTCTTTGCCTGATCTCTGTTGGTGAGACCTGCCATCTTCATGTTGGCTGTGTGTACATCTCCATTAACTACTTCATGTATATACTCCTTGTCTTTCATGTAGTGTGCAAGGCACCGTAGCTCTAGACCAGAAGCATCAGTACCTACTAAGTTATAATTGTCTGGATCAGAGATGGTCCATAGTGATCTGAACTCTTTACCATAAGGACTGTACGAGGCTGGGACTTGTGCCATGTTAGGACTATTGTGAGCCATACGGCCCGTGATAGTCTTCAGTGTCATTACCCTGCCTCGTACCTTGTCGTCATCGTGACACTCTTTGATCCACGATTTGAGCATACCTGTTCTCTTCTGTAGCAGGAAAAACCTACTAAACATCTGAGCTTCTGGCATCTTGATGTGGCTTAGAGTTTCTTCATTGACAATAACATTACCTTTGTCTGTGTGCTTAGTAGGCTTCCATCCTTTCTCCATCAACCGTTCTGCTATCTGCTTACGAGAAGCAATGTTAAAGGGTATGTACTTAACCTTTGTCTTTAGTTGTAGTTCTTTAGGTGGGAACATCTCAGTTGCTGTAGCCACTAAGCCTTCCTCTTCTTCTTGTAGCTCAGACAGTAGCATCATGGCTCCACGAAGGTTAAGAGTAAAACCATTCTTCTCTTGCTGATCTACGATAGCTCTAACACAATTTTCTAAGCGTATGCTTTTTGTAGAAAACTTTACTCCTTCTTTGTCTAGCTGTTGTGCTACCTTGTGTGTAAGCCTAACGTCCTGCTTACAATACTCTAGCATCTCTGGCGTGTAATAATCAAACTCTTTGAACTCTATCTTAGTATCACTCAGTCTCTCTCCCCATGCCTTGAGGGAATGTCCTCCTTCTCTGACAGGGTTAAACAACTGTGATTCAATGAGGGTGTCACGAATCTGTCGTAGCTGTATTGTAGAACCTATCAGTCTGTTTAAGACAGGTGCATCAAAGCTAATGCCATTGTGCATTATAAATTGTTCTACATTCTTAGCCCACGAAACAAACTCGTGACACTGCTCACCTACCCACGACCACTCAGTACCGTTGTCGTAGTCTCTAGCTACGATGCAGTGAATAACTGTAGCATCAATAGCGTCTGTCTCTATGTCTACAATAGCTCTCATATTTAGAAAGGAATATCTTGATCATCTTCATTATCAACATAAGGATTATCAATCTGTGTCATACGTCCTGTCTCACTGCCGTAATGTAGGTGTGTAGCTATCCCTGTGTCTCCTGTATAGCGGTTCTTTAAGATGCGTAGTGTAGTTGTGTTAGCTTCTACTTCGTCGGTAGCTTGTTGGTTACGTTCCAATGCTATCACACTATCACTGAGATGTGCAATAGATGCTGACCCACGAAGGTGTGACAGGCTTACCTCACGACCATCCTCATGGCCCTTGTCACCTGATGGGCGACGTAGGTGGCTGACAAGTAGCAAGCCAATGCCTGTCTCCTCAACAAGAGAACGTAGCTTGGTCATAAGTATATCAATAGACTTACGCTCATCACCTTTGTCTTCCTGTCCTGATACAAGGATGGATAGATGATCTAGGAAAATCCATTTACAATCAAGAGCCTTTGCCATGTAACGAACACGATCTAGTATCTCGTCGTTAGAGATAGAACCAAAGTGATCGAAGGCAAAGAACCTACCAGTACCTACTGTCTTCTCCTGCCAATCATTCAACTGTTCTTGTGTGAACTGGTCTCTAATCTCTTTGATATACAATCTTGCGTTAGCTTCCACTGACATAAGATTGAATGCAGTGTTACGTATGCTCTCCTCTAGTGCTAGTACACCAATATTGTACTTAGTAGTAGACATAATGTGGTGCATAAGTTCTCGAATAATACTACTCTTACCCATACCAGCACCACTAGTAAACGTAACTAGTTCTCCTGTACGCATACCGTATGTCTTTTCATTGAGCTTAGACCAAGGATATAGGACTGATTCAAAATATGCTTCGTCATACAACGAAGAACCTAGCTCATTAAGATTTAGGATACCTGCTGGTGTGTAGGACTTAGCGTTCCACCATGCCTCAACAAACTGAGAACGCTGTCCTGTCTTCAGGTACTCATTAGCATCCTTCATACTAAGATGGACAATCTTACATTTGTTAGGCTCAAACAGTTGGCCTACCTTCTGTGCTGCTTCACGTCCTTCCTTGTCACTGTCAAAGCACAGGATAATATTATCAAACATGTTAAGGAAATCAAATGATTCCTTACAGTTCTTTACTGCTGCACCAGCACCATTCTTGAGAGATACAACAGGCCACTTGGAACCTAGTATCTCGTAGGCTGACATAGCATCAAGCTCACCCTCACAGACAGTGACATACTTACCCTTGCGAGGGAACAGATGCTGACCAAACAAACCTGCATCGGATAGATTACCTTCTGACCAGAACTTCTTACCCTCTACGCCCCTGATCTTACGACCAATCAACTCACCGTCTGATCCTTTGTATGAGTATAGGTGATGGGTAATAGTAGAATTATTCTTGATAACTGATACACCATAAAGCTTGGCTGTATCAGCAGCAATCTTACGATCACCAAGGTCAGAAAGAACAGCGTTGTCATAGCCATTCAAAGGTTTAGGCTTGTCAATAGATACTACCGTATTAGTTTGCATACTTGTTTCCTCGTTGGATGGAATAAATTCTTCACATTTGTGACAGTACTGATGACCATCTGAGTACAAAGAGTTTGCATCAGAAGAACCACAAGACTCACATGGAAGGTGCTGTACGAAAGTTGCTGTGTCTGTCATAGCTTACTCACTGTTAGATACAATTTCATAGAGTGTGGTATAGTCTACGTTACGATCTGCATAAAGAGTATAATATAAACTACTATAATAGTCAAGGGTTTCTTTAGCCTCTGTTTTTGTTTTAATATCTTTACTTACTAAAGTATTTGTGTTAGTATTTCTAACTGCCCATCTTTTTACCATTACATATTACCTGTTTCTTTCCATGCTCCACTCAGTATTTGATTTCTATATTCTTTAAATTCTTTTTCAATAGCTACTAACATTTCTAGTTGATCTAGATCGTCTAGTTGTTTAAAGCCTTTCTGAGGTGCAATGACCACCCCATGACTGTACTTAATTTTAAATAAATCGTACCTTTTCATCACATTGCTCCTTGTAAGGCTTTCCATGATACAGGAAATCTCTGTTCGAGTTGTCTATTTATATCTTTAACTACATCTCTTGTCTCCTTCTGCGTATCACTAGCTAGGCGTAGCTTACACACTCTAGCAAAGGCTGCGATGCTACCACTCCAATACCACTCAGTATACATGCCTTGTGGTAGTACTGCGCGTGCTTGTTCTTCACATACTCCTTGGGTTAATAAAGCTTTATAGGCATCGGTAGCGTGCCGTACAGCATCACCATAGATATGATTAATAATACTTGGTGATATTACTAACTCTTCTGATGATCCTTGTTTCTTATCATCAGCAGCCTTACGCCACTCACTTGTGTACCATACCTCTGGATCATCAGACACGTAGCGACGGCTCACCTCGTTCCATACTAACCCTACCTGATGCTTACCAAGTTGTCTAGCCACAAAGATAGGCGCTCTCATATGGAACTGTGCGGAGCAATGTCCGAACGGTGTCCAGTGGTTGTGCTGGGCAAGATAGTTAATTAACTTAGCATCTTTTTCAGAGATTGGTTTGCTTTTGGGTGAGCGTTTGTTGAACGATACTCTTGCTGCATTTACAACAGTAACGTCACTGCCCATGTGGTCTATGAGTTTAGCTGTCATCGGATTGTCCTAACATCCATTGTGCAATTTTTATATGTTCTAATGCTGTTGCGTCGTTTTTTAATCGGTTAGCTCTAGCAGATATCCATCCAACATTTCCTTTTACATATCCTTTATCAGGTACAATGCGATCTACTTGTGCCGCATTGTCAGCATATCGGTTAATGGCTAAAAGGTCTAACTTAACTCCCAGAATAGGACAGGTACCAGTCCAAATAGACTTTAGATATTCTTCTGTTAAATTAAAAGGTAATTGTTTTTTATTTGCTCGTCCTTTAACAATTATATTTCTGCTATGGAAAGGGTTTTCTTGGTTAAATTTTTGTTCGCGTTTTCTCTGACATGTTTTACATTCTGAATATCGCCATTGGTAAGTAGTGCCGTCGGAACGGACCTTGCGTCTTTCATAATACTCAGTTATTAGTTTATTTTTTTTACATTTGGTACATACTTTTGCTGGAAGTTTTGTAAGTTTGTCGAGCGCGTGAAACAAGTTAAGGTATTCTTCATCAACCATCATTGAAAGTTTCCTCCCATAGATTATCTATAAAGTCTTCCTTGTCCTCCATGATCTCGTTGATCTCCTCCTTGGCAAGCTTCTTAGCTTCCTTGGCTGTGTACCCTTCTTCAGCATACTGTCTAGTAAGATCACGAAACAAATGGTTGCGTTCTTTTTCCCATAGATTTTTTGCCATTACTCTGCCCACTTACCTCTGTTAATTCCTAGTTGCGCGCTTAGTTTTTTAATTGTTTCTTCTTTATCTTCTATAGCTTTCTTCAAGATAAAAACATACTGCTCAAGCTTTAGAATTTTCTGTGCATCATTCATCTTCCTGCTCTCTTGTAAAAGATATGCTCACCCACTGTGTCCATAAGAACAAACTCTTTAGACACAGCCCATGATGGCGAGACATACACTGCATGATAATGCGTAGCTCGTAAAGTATTACGTAACATCACACCATTTAATGTTAATTGAACTACTTTAACAACCTCTTCTAACGCATTGATATTGTGCATACTTTCTGACTTACCGTCACACCAATAAGAGAATTGACATTTGTTTCTTACTGGATTTTCTTCCCAGTATATGCCTTGTCTGACTACGCCGCATATAGTATTCGGAAAAGATTTATTATGCATTCTTTCTAGGATTACATTAGCCACTGCTAATTTTCCTATGAAAGTTTCTGACCTAGCCTCAAAGTAAACTGCTTCGACTAGGCATGTACGTTCGTCTGCTTTTGCAGGACTGATAAGCAAGAGCAGTAGCAGACTACTTAAAATATATTTAAACATTAGTGTATCCTTAGAATTTTAAGGCTAGATATATGATCTCCGAAAAAAGGTTCAAGAGTTTCTTTCATGAACTGTTGTGCCTCTAACATAGTCTCAAATGTTTCTAGGCTATCCCCATTTTCTGCTACGAGAGGGGTTGTTTCTTCAAGGTCTGGTTCTTCAGGAATTTGTACTATGATGTATGACACGGCTGCTCCTCTGGACATTTTTCTAGGTCATGGATAGGCAGGTTATAGCAATCAGCACGTACTGTAAAGTTATTATCCCCATCCTTCTGTCCTTTTTTTAGGAAGCGTGCATCTTCTATGTATTTTTTCTTATCATAGTGTCCCAGTACCCAGCATCTTTTATTATCATAAGACACACGGGTAAAGATATAGACATCACACTTCTGGTTGGGATTAAAGTTGGACACTGAACACTCATAGTAATCTCTAGGAGCTACTGATGTACGTTTAGTTTTTACATCAGCAGTCCTTCTGTCTGGCAACACTAGGTCATACTGATAGGTATGTTGTATGTCACCACCATATATTTTCTGTGCTGCTATCTCTCCGAGGAACCCAGCAAGACTACCACCACCTGACTCGATAGAGTTGTTAAGAACTCCCATCTCCTCTGCTAATTTAGAAGCTAAAGCTCTATCATAATCAGTCAGGTCAATAGCTTTCATTATACCACGCCACCTATATTGTCCCTAATGATATCACTGAAGTTAAGTTCTGCCCAATAGATTTCAAGGGCAAGTGTTGCGTGCAGTGCCTCAAAAGAATGTTTCTCTCCAGCAGGAACCACACACATATCATTCATATATAAAATTGTTTCATCTATTAGGCCATAGTCTTTATGCCGCTTAATAATTAACTCTCCTTCCAAGACATAGAACGCATTGATCTTACTTTGATGTGCGTGTGTACTACAAAAGCCACCCTTATTAATTTTAATCTGATGGATTTCAATAGCGGGTGTTTGTAATAGAGGACGTGTCTGTCCCCAAACTTTTCCTTCAATGTTCATTAGTCATCCTCATTTACTATAAGATTAAAAGCTTTGTAAATAAACTCATTCAACTCTTCTGTATCATCAGGGTTATATCCAAATGAGAACACAAAATCTCTAACGGATTCCCACGGGACATCTAATTTAGGATTGGTTGTCCACTCATGATAGATCACATTGTCAGACATCAATCACCTACCTTCATACCACAGTATTTAATTATATATTCTCGTGCCTCTTCTCTTGCACGTTCGCCACCTTCTTGTTCAAGTGTGTTTAAAATCTCACTCATTACCCATGCGTTACGACGTGAGGATTTACCCTCTGCCATTAACTCATCGACCCGCTGCGCTGTAGGTGTCGTCGATCCATTGCTCATACTCATTCTCCATGATTAAAAGTTCACTCTCAACCCAATGATTAACCTCGTCCAGTTGGATATTACTAGACACACTACAGTAATGCTCTAGCACTGGAGTTATCCACGGGTCATAGACCTCGTTCAGATGTTTCAAAACTTCTTCTTTAGTTTCAAACTTAATTACCATTATCTTTTTCCTTTCTTTTATTCTTAGCTGTTACACCTGCTAGACGTATCTCCTCAACTGTACGGTTACATCCTACACAATATTCTTTGTTGTCGTCGAGTTTACAGACATCACAACATACTGTTTTCATGTTGATACTTTTTCTACTGCTGCTACTTTTACACTCATATCGTCGCTGTGAAAAATCTTATACTCGTGACTGTTTCCCTTGATATCGGTAGCAGTTACTCTTGTGATGGTGTATGTAGGGTTTCTCTCAGTGACACATGTAATTTCAGTGGCGTTAAAACTTGCAGTCTCACTATACATTTCCTTCTCCATTTTCTTATAAATAAACTTTTACACTAACGTAAAAGTTTTAGGTTGGCCTCCACAGTAGGACTCGAACCTACAACCTACAGCTTAGAAGGCTGTCGCTCTATCCAGTTGAGCTATGTGGAGTATACACACATTAGTCTTCTGATGTCAACTCTTCTAGTTTTTTATTTAATAACGATGTGATTACGAACATAGCATCCTCATTGGAAGGTGCATGATGGAAGGCTGCATCAATAGCTGCTGCTAATGAGCCATAGACCACAACGATAGGGTTCTTACCTTCTTTTAGATTATACTCTATCTCAGCACCAAACAGTTCATAAAAACTGCTGATGTCCCTGCCTCTGGTCTTCCAACCATCGTTAACCATTACCTGTCTCCCATACTGTATCCCAAGGTATACCACGTTTTTCAGTACGCCTCAAGATATTTTTCCATTTAGTTAAAGAAATGCGTGAATAATTTTGTGGGATAGGATAGGTAGCTGACTTAGCTCTTACCCATTTCCATCCTACCTTGGCCTCTACTAGCCTAGCACCTGATCCTATATAAGGTAACTCATTCTCAAGAAAAACCCAGCCTTTAAACTTTGGCATCTTTTTTCCTTTTTCTATAAAGGGTTAAGTTAATAACTGTATTAACCCAGACACCTAGCAACACAGTTGCTTCTACTATTAAAGTGAGTATCTCAACCATTATCTAGTCACCCAGTTCAGCACTACAGTATAAAAAATATAACAGCTAAAACAAATAAGTAAATAAAATGTGTTGCTGCGGACATTCATCGACCCTGCCCTCGATATTTCTTATAACAGGTGCGCCTATTCTTATTCATAGTTTTACTTGATATCATAGAATGATTTCCACCTATACTTGTTTTCTTCTTGGTTGTTTCTATAACTGTATTTGATTTAGATTTTATCATTTATTCTCCTTTGGTGTGAGCGGCGGGACTTGAACCCGCAAGCCATAGCTGGCGACAGATTTTAAGTCTGTTGTGTTTACCAATTTCACCACGCTCACTTAGTTATATCACTCTCTTGATTAAAGAATTTTCCATAATAACTTGAGCAAAAAACTCAATAGCCTTCTTACCCTTGTCGGTTTTGATACCCGTATAGGATGGTCTATTACTACCATACAATTCGCCATCGGTCAAGTACTCTGGCCCAAATACAGATGTTTCCTCATACTTCAAAGGCTTACCAATGTTTTCTCTCATGTTTTTCTTACTAGGATATAGAAATAACATAGCCATATTACAGTTCCTTTGTGTATTTATATACAACAAACACCACTACCGCTAGTACTACAGCAGTAATAACTAATGTAATTATTTTTAATAGTATTGCGTCGTACATATTTTGTTTCCTTATAAGTTAATACAGTATACAGTGTGTTCACTTTCCCAATTTGGATCATCAAGTTGATTAAGCTCTTCGAGATAGTCTTCTGTTGTGAAGTAACGAACATCAGCCTCGCTAGTAAAAGCGTCACGTCTATAACTATTAGAGTTTATACGAATACTCAACTCAAATAGTTGGCTATCTGTTAGGTCGTCTTTAGTAATCATAACTATTCTCCATATAGTTCACCCAGCACCACCTCTGGAGTAACATACTCCACAGGCTTTGCATGGGCTTCAGTGTCACAAGCATCACAGTAGTATATATCAATCTTATCTATAGA